ACTGAAGTCGTCATAGAAAGACTTGTTATAAACACCATAAATTCAATATATCTTTTATCACTTGATCCATCATCAACCACCAACCTCAACTTTACTTGTTCAGCCGCCGCCGCCTTGTCATCCCCTCCTTCTCCAGGGTTATCAGCCCCATCTTTAATAAAAGAATCAATAAAGCTTGAAACTCCTCCTGCAGGAGTTCCACTACCTGCACTTTCTTGATAATAAAAAATACTGCAACTTCCCGTGATACTCCTCATCCCTGCTAATAAAGTTCTATCTGTGCTTTCCAACGAATTGGTTTCTAGAACAGCTTGATTAGCAGTAAAAGACCAAGAACGCACTTTTGCGGCTTTCGTGCCATCAACAAGCATCTGTCCATCTTTACCTGAATACAAAGTCATCGTCCTTAATCAAGAAACCTTTTCATTATTCTAGTCTCCATCGAGACAAGCAACAAAAGAACAAGTGACATTATGTATTCCAGGCTGAACACTTGTAACTGTAGGAGGCCCTGAATACCTCCACCGTAAACCACTACTTCCCCCTTGTAGAATTTGATCCCTTAAACCAACAAACCCTATAGAGTTTATGCCTTGAAGCCCCCTATCACTACCAAAAATCACATAATCCCAGTCACTATTGACGCTGTTGTAATTAGTTATAAGAGCACTCGCATCTTCCTCAGAAATATTTGTAAAGCCTAAAGTTAATTTTGCATTAACAGATTTATTACCATAACGAATAATACTTTTAGCTCCGTTTTGAGCTTCAAAAACTGCTTGGGGGTATTCTCCTGGTGTAAACGATCTACTGCTCGGAGCAATATGTTCAGGGAAAAGAACTCTCGCCATTAGTCTGTAATCTCAAAATTCTCTTCAGCCCAGTCTAGAACAGCCAACGAGCCAGTGCTCGTTAAAGGGACATAACTTCCTGCTACCTCGACAAAACCTTCTTCTGCGTAAGTAAGACTTTCTAACTTATAAACACGATCATTAACATCTTTCTTGGATTGTGTAAAAACAGAACCTCTGAATCTACCAGCAGCTAACCCAGTGTCTTCATTAATAATAATAGGTGTTTCTCCTTTCACCTCTTTATCTCCTGGCTTCCAATAATAAATCTTCTGTCCATTTGTAATAATTGATTGAGATTGAATAACACCTTGATCAGTAATAACACCATTAGAAAATCTATCTACATGAGTTGACTCTGAATACAATCTGAAATAATCCCCTGGTATTAAAGACATCGCTGCCTGTGGAGTTGTCATAAATGTAATCCCATGATCAACCTTATCTCTTACTAACAAAGCAAATTTCGCAAAACTCTTAGCATGTCTCCTGCTTGTACAGAAAGTAGACATATCAAATGTTTCTCTTGGATCCTCTGAAGATCCCCCTAAGCTACTAGTAAGTCTCGCTTCGAATACTTGAGTCTCTGGAAATCCATTCTCTTTCTCTTTCCTCCAAATCATATTTGCTTGGAATAGCTGTCTCTCTTCTGGAGATAGAAAAGACACCTTCAAATCTTTAATATTACCGTCAGTAAATAATGCTTTTATCTTTGGTTTGGCTTCTGTCTTAATTACAAAATTATCGTCATAAGGAACAGAAGGAACAAGAGAAAATCGTCCACCAATAATTGTAAAATCAAGGAAACAATAAGAAGCCTGTTGATATATAAACTCCCTTAAATTTTGTTTATCTGTTATTACACCATCCCAAAAGAATTTATTGGCTAAACAAAACTCAGTTGCAATTTTCATTGCCTCTTTATCAACAGAATCCGCACCAACTAAGTCTCCCGCACCAATCAAATCATCCGTTAGTAGTGCATAAGCTATTTCAGGAAATAAATTAGTAGAACGTTTGCTGCCATTATCAGCAATCAAATTTAGGACCTTAATACCTTTTTCAAGGTATACAGATAATTGACTAAAAGAATTCCATTCCTTTGAACTACTTAACCTTAATCCTGCTAAAG